TAAATAAAGGAGTTTCTAATACTTGGACAGAAGTTGATATAGCAGCTTAGAAAGGGTATAATACAAAATTATGGCATCAACATATTCATCAGACTTAAAACTTGAATTAATGGCAACTGGCGAAAATGCTGGTACTTGGGGAACAAAAACAAATACTAATTTAGAATTAGTTCAACAAGCCATCGCTGGATATCAAGCTATAGATGTAGCTTCTTCAGATATTGCTTTGGTAATGTCTAATGCTTCTATATCAAATGCAAGAAATATGGTTTTAAATTTTACAGGAACACTTGCAGGAAATAGGACAGTTACAATTCCAGACTCTATCGAAAAATTTTATATATTAAAAGATGGTACTACACACTCTGGAAATACATTAACTTTTAAAACGGTTTCAGGTACAGGATTTACTCTTGATCAAGGTAAAATACATGCTGCCTTTTCAGATGGCACGAATGTAACTCAAGTTGCTCTTGATACTTTAGGTGGTACAATAGGCACAGCTTCAATTGCTGATGATGCAGTTAATAACGATAAGATGGCAAATGATGCTATACAATCTTTACAATTAGCAGACAACGCTGTAGTAACTTCAAAAATTTCTAATGTAAATGTGACCACGGCCAAAATAGCGGATGATGCAGTTACGGCAGCCAAGCTAGAAAGAAAATTTACAATAAGTACATCTTCACCGTCTGGAGGGAATGATGGAGACATTTGGCTTCAGTATTCATAATGTATGAGTGTAGGAACATTTGTAAAAGTTAGTGGTGTTTGGAAAAGAGCAAATAGAATTTACAGTAAAGTTTCAGGTGCTTGGCAAGAAATCATAAACGGATATGCGAAAGCTTCAGGGACTTATGAATTAGTTCATGTTGCTTATGCCGCTTCAAGTTATAACACAGTGAGTTCAGGTTCAGGTTCAATATCAATTCCATCACAAGCAAATGCAATACATTTTCAATATGGTGTAGGTGGTGGTGGAGGTGCTGTGGGAGGAGCAGACTATGACAAAGCAGGTGGTGAATCTTCAGGTGCAGGAGGTGGATCAGGCGCATTTGTTTCTGATGTTATATTTTCTGTTACTGGAGGAGCTAGTTATGCTTACAACATAGCTTCAGGAGGAACTGCAGGGGGAAAAGGTTATAATACTACTGGAGGTAATGGTCAATCAACTACAGTTACTAGTTTATTTTCATTAGGAGGTGGAGGTGGATCATCTGGAACTGGAGGAGGCGTGCAAGGACCTTTAAGATCTAACACTGCAGGAACAGCTGGCGGATTAACAATAAATGGAACTAAAATAACTTCAGGTAGTTACTTAGATAGTTCTTTTACTTTAAAAACAGTTAACGGAAGTAACTCAGATTTAACAGGAGGCCCTGTAGGATCTTTCAATCAACAAGGAAATGGTGCTGTAGGTTCTAACAATGGTAACTGCGGTGGAGATAACTGTAGAATTGGTGGATCTAATGGTGCAGCATCTTATAATGGTAACCATGCTGGAGGTGCTGGAGGTTCAGCTTCGGGAGCTGGTACAGCGGGAGCACATGGTACAAGAGGTGCTGGAGGTGGCGGAGGAGCTGCCCAAGTAAATGCGGGATCCACAAATGGGGGTAATGGTGGACAAGGAGAATTAAAATATAGATTTTTAAATGTATTCTAGTGTTTTTAAAACCACAAAAAATTATATTTAATTCAATACTTCAAAGATATAAATTAAAAGATATTAAACCTAATCAATTAAATAATAATCAAGAACTTATAGAACAACTTGAGATTGATATAAAACTTAATGGTTTATTATGTCCATTAGTTGTTAATAATAATGTATTAATTGATGGCCATCATAGGTATGAAGCCATTAAAGATTTTTGTACAGAAACACTTGTTTATGTGGTAAAGGATAATGATATGGAAAAATTATTATCGAAACTAAATAGTTATATTTGGTTTGATTATCTAGGTAAACTTGATGGCTAATATATCTCAATGGTTTGGTTATCCTATATACATAACTAAGTTAGAAAATTTTGAATATATTAATAAGAAAATTGTACCTATAATACTAAGAGATATCACTCCAACCAATTCTCAATACTCACGGACCACGGATGTAAAACCAAAAGAACTACAATCAATTGATGATAATCTACATAAAGATAAAAGATTTGATGGATTATATGAAGAATTATCTAAAGTAATACAAAGTTGTTTGTCTGCACAAAAATATAATTTAGATTTATTTGAAATATATATAACAAAGTCTTGGGCTACATTATCTATTAAAGAACAACATATTGGTTATCATAGACATATGAGTAGTCATTTTAGTTTTGTTTATTATCCACAAGCTCACGAACAAGGTAATTTATTTTTATTAGATGATGATGCTCATAAAGTAGGGTTGAATATACCTAAAAGAGATCCTTACTTCACAGAATGGAATTCTAGTAATTATGGAAAAACTGAATATCCTGCAGAAACAGGTAATGTAATTATATTTCCTTCTATGATATTTCATGAGACTGGAAAGAATACAAAAGATATTCCCAGATTGTCTATATCAGGAGATATTATGATTACTATGAAAGATGGTGTTAAATCTGAACATAACATACCTTCGCCATCTACTTGGAAGAAGTTATAAAATGATGTAAAATGTGCATATGCCTTTAACAAATGTACAAATAAGACCTGGATTTAATAAATCAGATACACCATCAGGAGCAGAGGGACAATGGATTGATGGGGACTTTACAAGATTTAGATATGGCCAACCAGAAAAAATAGGTGGTTTTACAGCCATTGGACAAAAAACTATTTCTGGTCCTGCAAGAGCACAACACACTTGGAATGATCTTGAAGGTAATAAGTATGCTGCATTAGGAACTTCAAAAGCTTTATACATATATTACGAGGATAAATTTTACGATGTAACTCCTTTAGCAACAGCTATTACAGGAGCAACTTTTACATCTACACAAAATTCAAGCACCGTCACAGTTAATAAAAGCACACACGGATTAGATGTTGGTGAATACATTACTTTATCTTCAGTAAGTCTACCCGGTGGTGGAGCAACTGGATTTACAGTTGCTAACTTTGAGGATTTTGTTTTTGAGATACTTACAGTAGCTACAAATTCATTTACAATACAAATGAAGTCTAATGAGTCAGGTACTGGAATGTCAACAGCTGGAAGTGCCTCAATAAATCCTTATGAAGAGATTGGTCCTACTATTCAAACTTATGGTTATGGTTGGGGAACAGGAACTTGGAGCAGAGGAACATGGGGATCTGGAACTACAAGTTCAACAGTTATTCTTGATCCCGGTAGTTGGTCTTTGCATAATTTCGGAGAACAATTAATAGCTACTGTAAAAGATGGAAAGACTTTTGTTTGGAACCCTGGATTATCGAATCCTTTAGAACAAAGAGCTACACTTATGACTGGTGCACCAACGTCTACAAGATTAACAATTGTTTCCGACCGAGATAGGCACGTAGTCCATTTAGGTACTGAAACCACTATTGGCGATACTACTACTCAAGATCCTATGTTTATTAGATTTAGTGATCAAGAAAATTATAATGAGTATGCACCTACATCAGTAAACACAGCAGGTACATTCAGATTAGACTCAGGTAATAAAATAGTAGCAGCAGTAGCAGGTAAAGATTATAATTTAATTTTAACAGATAAAGCAGCTTATACTATGCAATTTGTTGGACCACCTTTTACTTTTTCTATAAGACAAGTAGGATCTAACTGTGGGTGTATCGGACAACATGCTGCTATATATGCGGATGGTCAAGTTTTTTGGATGGGTACAGGTGGGGGATTTTTTAAATTCGATGGTACTGTAAAACTGTTACCTTCTTTAGTAGAAGATTTTGTATTCACAACTTCAGGAACAAATGTTGGTATTAACTATTCTTCAAATGAAATTATTTACGCTTCACATAATTCTTTGTTTAATGAAATAGTATGGTTCTATCCGTCTGGTACTCCCACTGGAAATCCAGCTACACAAAATAACAGATCAGTAGTATATAATTATGTTGAAAATACTTGGTCTACTATGACCTTAGCTAGAAGTACATATGCTGATGCAACGACTTATGATGTACCTTATGCAACAGAATACAGTTCCACAGCTGTGCCATCTTTTGAAAAACTCAGTGGTGCAACAAATACTTTTGGAGCATCTACATACTTTGCACATGAAGTGGGTAATAATAAAATAGCACTTGATGGAACGGAAACAGCTATTGCTGCATTTATACAATCGGGCGATTTTGATTTACCAACTGAGGGAGACGGTCAGTTTCTAATGAGAATTTCAAGATTCTTACCTGATTTTAAAAATCTACAAGGTAATGCTGTCGTAACAATTTTATTAAAAGATTTTCCAATTGATACGGGATCCTCTTCACAATTAGGTCCTTTTACTATAAGTTCAAGCACACAAAAAGTTGACACAAGAGCTAGAGGTAGATTAGCAAATATTAAAATAGAAAATACTGCTATAAATGAAACGTGGAGATTTGGTACCTTTAGAGCAGATGTTAATGTAGACGGAAGAAGATAATGGCAAAAATAAATGTATATGTACCAGAACCTCCTAAAGAATATTCGGAAGAAGGTTTTAGACAAATTAACCAAGCAATATCAACAGTTGAAAATCAACTTAATACATCTTATCAACAAGACTTGAAAAATGAACAAGATGCGTTTAATTACTTTTTATCATGACAATAAGATATAAAAATCAAGGGTTCAAACAAGCAGATACAAATTTAAATACAGTATTAACTTGTCCGACAGATGCTACATTAATTGTTAAAAGTATTTACTGTTCAAATAATGATGCATCTTCAGCTATACAAGTAAATGCAAGTTTGGTAGATACATCAGCTTCAAGCGTAGAGTATGAATTTTTTAGAGATGATTTAGCTGCAAAATCACAAGTCAATGCATCACCACAAGGAATAAATTTAGAAGCTGGTGATTTAATAAAAATACAAGCAGCAACTGGTAGTAACAAAATACAAGGTGTTATATCTTATGCATTGATAGATAGATCTCAAGAAAATGGCTAGACAAAAATTTATAAATTTTACACCTAGACCAAAACCAAGAAAACGTCCAAGACGCCATAAAAAAAGACTTTCAAAAAATGAAAAAAGAAGTTATAAGAAATACAATAGACAAGGAAGACCACAATGACAGAACTAGTGAAAATACCTGCAGAAGCAAAAGAAATTATCAAACACAAAAGAACAGGCAAAGTATATGCTAGCAAAGCTGATTTTGATAATGATGTTGCTGATCCCAACACTGACACTACTGCTGATGATTTTAGACAAGACCTCGAAATCAAAGTTACTAAAGTTTCTATGGGAGCTGCTACAAAGGAATAATGGAACCTAGAGGCGCAACTGAAATACAACACGAGTTGTTGGAGAAACATGTACCTAAAGAGTTATTAGATAAATTTCAAATCTGTACTTCCATACCGGGAAAGGTACCTTTAGACAAAAATAAAATAAATATTCTTTGGCAGAAGAATTCTTGGGATCAACCAAATCTACAAAATTTTTTTAAAAATAAAGATCGTTTTAAAGAATATGATTGGTATGTTTTTAATTCACATTGGAACTACGAAAAATTTAGATATTTTTTTAATATACCTGACGATAGATCAGTCGTCATTAAAAACGGAACAAATAATTTTCCACAAAGAAAAATATATAAACAAGGAGACCCTATTAGAATAATTCATCACTGCACTCCTTGGAGAGGTTTAAATGTTTTACTTTTAGCAATGCAATTAATTAAAAGTAAAAATGTTACACTAGATGTTTATAGTTCATGTAAAATTTACGGTAGTGAATTTGAAGAAAAATGTGGTAAAGATTTTGAAGGATTGTATGAACAAGCTAAATCATTAGATAACGTTAATTATATAGGTTACAAACCAAATGAATATATTTTAGATCATATGACAGATTATGATTTATTTGTCTATCCATCAATATTTGAAGAAACATTTTGTGCTTCTGCTTTAGAGGCATTAGCAAGTGGTTTACATGTTATTACAACTAACTTTGGTGCATTACCTGAAACTTGTGCTGAATGGCCTATATATGTAAATTATACTACTGATCATAACATGTTAGCAGATGCAACTGCACAAGCAATTGATGTGGCAGCTGGATATTTACATAAAGATATTATACAAAATCATTTAGAAGAACAGCAAAAATTTTATAAAAGATTTTACAATTGGGATAAGAAAGGTATGGAATGGAAAAACTTTTTAACAGGAGCTTTGAATGTCAAGCGATAAATATATTAACGAAGATACTTACCAAACATTACAAGATATATCTGTGGAACCTCAATCAAATTTTGTTAAAGCCACAACTCCTCTTTGGGCAAATAAAAAAGAAAACGATATAGAAATATTTGTAGCTACACCCGTTCATAGTGAATGTTCAATTCATTACACACAAGCTTTATTAGAGTTTCAACAAGCATGTTTTAAAGAGAAAATAAAAGTAAGTTTTCATCTAATTAAATCTTCTTTAGTTACTCAAGGAAGAAATTTATGTGTAGCTGGATTCTTAGAGTCTAAAGCAACACATTTATTATTTATTGATTCAGATATTTATTTTCAAGCCAGTTCTATTTTAACTCTTCTTAAAAAAGACAAAGATATTATATCAGTACCATATCCATTAAAAACATTAATGTGGGATAAAGTATTTGATAAAATGAAAGAAGGTAAAATTAAATCGCCTGATGATATTAGAAAAGCTACTCACACGTATCCTATGAAAGTTCCAAAATATAAAGATATTATAGTTAAGGATGGAGTAATAGAAGTAACCGATTCTCCAACAGGATGTATGTTAATTAAAAGACATGTAATAGATAAAATGATTAAAGCTTATCCTGATAAAAAAATAGTTCAAAAGACGGTTATAAATGGAGAGTATATAGATAAACCACATATGTGGAATTTTTTTGATACTTTACATGATCCTAAAGAGAAGACCTTTTTAGGTGAGGATTTTGCATTTTGTCAATTATGGAGAAACCTTGGAGGTAAATGCTATGCCTATGTTAATGACTCTATTGTGCATGTAGGAGAGCATCAATACCAAGGTAGATTTTACGATGAGTTGATAGTGACTAAGTAATTTGATAATATATGCTATTATTAGGAAAATAGTATATGGATCCATTTACATTAGCA